TATGAATGCCAATATAAATTTAGGCAGTAATGATTTGGATGAAGTTGTTGTAATAAGGCCTAATAAATAAACATGCCATCAATAGACGAACAAACTAAGTCAATGAATGCCCTCACTGAGGCTACAAAGGCTGCGTCTTCAGAATCGGATAAGTTTGCCCAAAAACAAAAAATTGTTGCAGAAAATGCAGGCAAATTAAGCAATTCTTTAAAGAGCCTTGGACAAGCTTTTACGCAAACAACAGATGCTGCACACTTGGTGCACGGAGCTTTTCAAACAGCTTCAGCAGGATTAAATTTATTATTGCCCGGCATTGGAGGCGCTATAGGAGGTTTAGCAGAAGGAATATATAATTTATCTAAGCGCTCTAACGAAGCCGTATTTCAATTATCCGGCCTTACAAATGCATTCGGCAATCTTAATAAAGTTACTTCTGCTTCCACAGGTGTGTATTTTCAATTAAGATCTGCCCAAGCAGATTTGGGGCAAAGTGTAGAACAAAGCATACAGCAAATTTCCCAATTGTCAGAAGTAATGAGTTTCAGAGATTTAGCAGGAAGCGGCCTTAAGGGACTTAAAGATTTTAATTATATTTCTGCCGCTACCGGTATTGGGTCCCAACAATTATCACAAGTTATAGAACAATCGTATCGTAAGATGGGACTTAGTATAGATGAGGCATATGAATCGGTTTCTTTATTTAATGACGTTGCTGCCGATTTAGGAATTAATATTAACAGAGTTGCTTCAGACATTGTTCGCGCTGCATCAGGCTTAGAAATAATGGGAATTAAAGGCACTAATATTGTTCCTGTTTATAAGGCTTTTGCTGAAGTTTTAGGTAAAGGCAGGGAACATTTGGCAGGAGATTTATCTGCACAATTTGTTCAGGGCCTAGGAAAGATGGATACAGCCCTTAAAGCATTTTACGGAGTTGCCTCTGGATTTGGCGGTGGCGGCGCCCTGGAAGGTTTATTAGAATTTGAACGAATGTTTGAAGAAGGCAGGATTGGTGATCTGGGAGCTGCTATAGGACAAACTTTACAAGGTATCACCGGAGCTCCGTTAATGACTAAGGGAGAAGCACTGTCTGGTGGAGAGGAAGGGGCTCAGGCCTTTTTTGTTCAAAGACGAATGATTGAGCAATCATTTGGTGTAGGATTTAAAGAGGCAGAAAAAATATCAGAAGTTTTATCCCAGGCCCAACGAGGACAAATTAGTTCTGTTGAAGCCCAAAAATCTATTGAAGAATTGCGCAAGTCTGGACAACAGATATTATCTGAAAGACTCACTATGGCTGAAAAAGCAATGATTAGACTTTCTACAGCTATTGAAGGGGATGCCAAAAAATTAGTTAATGATCTTGTAGGAGCTTTTGAAAAGGGATTTAAAGAAGGCGGGTGGCTCGGTGCTTTTAAAAAAATGTTTTTAGCTTTTAGCATAGATTTAAATGATATGGTATTTCATCCATTTATTAGTAAAATGGCTAAAATCATGGGAGTAGATTTGGAAGAAATGGATAAAGAAAGTTCTAGAAAAGATGCAGAAGATGCCGCCAAATTTTCTACACCAGAATTTAGGCAGCAATTAAGATCAAGGACGGATGAGGATCTAAAGCGTCATCAAGGATATGTATCCAATTATATGCGCGATAAATCAATAATAGATGATTTATTGGGCGGTCCAGGTCCTCAAGCACTTGGAGCAGAACACGCTGCATATGGATCAGAATTAAATCGTCGTAGACTATTAGGACAGCAGGCTGGACAATTTCATGATGGTTCCCCAGGCTTTATGTATCAACTTCCCAAACTCAATGTTGATGAAGCTATGTCAGTTGTAAAACGGGATGAAAGAGTATTAACACCAGCACAGGCTGCGGCAGTTACAAAAACCGCCACTGGAAGTACTCCAATAGATGTCAGAGTACAGACAGTGTGTACTAGTTGCATGAAAGAAATTGCCCGCAATGAAGCATACCATATGCATCACGGGGCTATTTATAATAGTTAATTAGGATTTTATGGCACTAAGACTTAATAATGTAAATCCTGTATCAAATGTAAATCAAAATATATTTGACCAACGTATGTATCCAAATCCGCCAATTGGCGGGGTTGGGGGTACACTTCTTGGAAATTTCTTAGGTCGCGGCAAGGTAGGAGTATATAGACGACAAATTGTTACTTTTACTTTGCCTAATCGTTTAGAATCTGTACAGATGTATATTAATCCACAAAATTTTAAAGTGGATAAAAGAAAACTTATTACAGGCCCAGTTCGCACTCGTGGCGGATTTATGGTGCAATACTGGGGAGAAGAATTTGATAAGATTTCTCTTAGCGGTACAACAGGATCAAGTGGTATTGAAGGCATAAATTTATTAGAAGAAGTTTATAGAACAGAGCAACAAGATTTTCAAGGTCTTGCACAAGCACTTTTACAAAGAGTTAAATCTGGTAATTTTAACGATTTTGTAAGTGGAGATGTTTTTAGAAATGTAGTTAATTTTGGAAAAATATTATCTGACTCTTCAACACAACCAGGGTCTTTTCAAAGACTATTATTGGGTGGCGACAACGGTGCTTCATTAGCAGACATAGCTACAAATGTAAGAATTAATTATCAAGGCATTACTTATAGGGGATATTTTACTTCCTTCTCTGTTACAGAAAGCGCAGAGTCTCCCGGCCTCTTTGATTATATAATGGAATTTACTGTCATAGAAACTATTGGCAAGAGACTTAATTTTATGCCCTGGCATCGTGTTGCAAATGCGGGACCAGCTAATTCAGAAACTATTCCATATTCTTATAGTACACAAATTAATGGCGCCAACACTGCCACTAGAGCAATATCTGAATTGATTGCTGGCGTTTTTACAGGAATAGCTGGCTTGCCAGGAGTCCCTGACGCTAGAGAGTCTTTATTAAGAGACCAGACTTTGGCGCAGAGCAGCAATACACGCGTTATTACTCCTCAAGTTAGAACAGCGCCAACGCCATCTGCGGCCACTACCTTACCCGGAGCGGCTAATCCCGGAATTTTGGGAGATTTTAATATAGGAATTTCATCTAATAAAGGATAGTGCGTGGGAATTTTTAGCGATAGTTTATTAGGCACTGGCGTACTGACGACAACCATAGGTCCAGGGTCTAATTTTTTTAATTTTATTAAGGAAGAAGCATTTAATGCTCTTGGTATTAGACAGTCTTTGGGAATTCCAGGACAATCGAAAAAGACATTTGTACGTGCAGGAACTATAACCGATCCTCGTACAGGAGAAATTACTACATCTCCTAGAACTACAATTGTCCAACAGCCAGATCTTAGAGTATTTATTAAGAAGAAGGAATTTGCTGGATTTAAAGAAAATTTTACTAGCGAACTTTTAAGTGAAAGAGAACAATTATATTCTCGAATATTAAAGCGTCTTGTTGCTATTAAAATAGAACAACTTGCTCAATATGAATCTTTAACGAAAGCAGTTAAAAGGATACAGTCTGGATCTGCTTTAGGAAACATTTTTTCTAATATTATAACAGATTTATTTAATACCAGTTCAGATAGGGCATTATATGAAGGCTTGCTTTTCCTTACTAGGGAAGAAGAGAGATCAAAACATCTTACGGTATCTCAATGGGTAGTTAATCCAGATGATCCAGATAATCAAATATTAGGCCATGGTACAGGAGTTATAGAATTAACCAATGTAGCTTCTGTCAATACTACCCTTAATTTAGAAGTAGGAGATGTGGGCTCTTTAAATGTTTCTTTACAAGACCCATTTAATTTTTTACTTATTACACCATTTGAAATAGAAAGTGCCGTTAAACAAGTTTTTGCCGAGCAAAGCGCCAGCCTAAGAAACGATGCAATGTCAGCAGACTTATCTTTTGAATCTATTAATCAATCTTTACAAAATTTTAATAATTTTAACGTTGATCTAGGAACAGCTGCAACATCTCAATTAGAATCTGGAAATCAACTTAATGTAATTGGCAAACCATTATCATATGAATTTATTTCCACCAACGAGCCAGGAAAAATAGCCGGAGGCTCTGTATTAAGTTCCACACAAAACTTTGGATCTTCTTCTGGAGACGCAGATTTTGCAGGCTCTTTATTTGCAGATGATTTAAGTCTTAGATTTAAGCGCGGCAGTACGGTATTTTCTCAGGATCACCCTCCAGATGGAATGATATTATCTCAAGAAGAAGCACCATTATTTAATCAAATAGTAAGCAATTTTAAATCCATGAAGGGATCAATTGCTAATGCAAAGAATACATTAAATAATCGTGATCAAGAATTAATCAATGATTTACAGAACGAATTTTTAAGAAAATATTCAGGGCGTACAGTTTTTGCCCCAATGGATTCTATTTATATTTATGCTTCTGGTAATAGCGGAACGAATGATGAATCTTTTTTAGATGATAAGGCATCGGATGAATCTATTAGATCTCGATATAGAAGGCTGATTGCCCAAAAAGACAGTGGTTTGCATTTAAGCGAAAACGAATATGTTAAACTTGTTAAAGAAGGTATGCTCTTATCTGAAAGAAATGGTACATTTATCTTTACAGGAGTTATTAGGCAAATAGAACGTGCATATGATGAGGGACAGCATACATTAAGAATAACTGGCAATAATAATTTGCGCTGGTTTGAATTTTCCAGAATTAATACTCAGCCAGGCTTAAGGCAACCACAAGGCTCATTAAATAATCCCATAACTCCATATGAGCCTGATCCAGATAATCCAAATAAGCTTAAGCTTTTAAAAGAAAATGAAGAAAATTTATCTGATGATGTTAAGCAAGCCCTATTGTTGGCAGTAGAAAAATCAGGCAGTACTTCAAATAGTATTATAGTTCCAAATTTTGATGGCATTGCTTTTAGGTGGAAGACCGGATCTTATTCTACTACTAGTAGAATTGGCTTTAGAGAAAGTGTTGATGGTGAGCCACGTCTTACGCCAAATGATGCCTCGTTTCGTGTCGGTCTTAATATAAACAGTTCGCCTTTTAGCAACCTAGATGCAGCTGATATTGTAAGTTTACTTATAACTGGTGTTCCATATAATTTTAATACGTTCTTAAAAAACTCTATTCGTGCAGGTATCTATACTACCGGACAAAGAATTAGAGAAACATATGCCGCATCTATTATAGCGGTTACAAGGGCATTCAATAATGCCAATGGTCAATTTGAGCCATTTATTACCATACCAGTCAAGCCTACCGAATTGAATGAAAATGATAGTATTTCTTCTAGTCTTACAGATGTAGAAAAAGCTATATCTGAACGAAATAGGGAATTGGATCTTATATTAGACCGACTAACAGGCATTGTAACTTTAAATATTAGATCACAATCTTTAAGCGGCGTAGATGCAGACAATCTTGTTCAGTCCAGGCAATTAGAGCCTGGATTGCAAAAAAGAAGAGAAGATTTAGAAAGGGAACTTTCTTTATTAAAAGCATTTAAAGAATTACGCATTACAGAAAGAAAGTTGGCATATAAGGATGTGCTTGAAGAGGCAAGGCTTAAGGGAATTCTTGGAGATGTAGAGGGTGATTTAACAGACAGTGATACATTTAATATAGCCCTTACTAGATTAAATGGGGTTTTATCTAGTATATCACAAAAACTTATTAGCGATGTTAGATTAAATCGTGATAAAAATTATTTTATAATATCTAATGAATATGAAGAAGATTTAGACGTACAAGCTTTTGCACGTTTTTTACGAAATGAGGGACCAGATTTATGGCAAAGTCACTATGAGTCCGCAATAGAAATTTGTAAAAATGTAGCAACAACATTGGATTTTGAACTTTTTTGTGATGCCTTTGGCAATATTCATTTTAGGCCGCCACAATATAATAAAACCCCTCTAAGCATTTTAAGAAAACTTGCCAAGCAAGATAAACAAAGGCCTATTTTTCCTACAGAAATTAAATCTTTAATACAAACTAGTTCTGATAATTTAGACAAATCTATAAAGAAAATTGATGATAGGCTATCTAAATCTGACACATCTATAAGTACATCAGAAAAAACTTTTTTAACCAACCAAAGAAATAGATTACAGGTAGAAAAACACAGATTAGACACTACATTTAATGCAATTAAAGATTTAACTTTATCTTCATTAATCAGCGAGACAAGTGGCATATTATTTGATCGCTTTGTAGAGGTAGACGAAAGAGCATCTCATTCATCTACAAATGATTCTAGCCAGCAATATAAGGAAGAAATTATTAATCAGCGCTTTGATAATCTTGGCGTAGGTTCTCATAAAAGATTTATTATAGGCGATGATGTTATTATAAATTTTTCTTTTTCCGAAGCCCCACCACCATATACTCGTGTAGACGTATCTGGACAAACAGATTTGATTGATATTAATGCGGCAGCCGACCCCCTATATGTATGGGCAGGGGCAGTAGACTATGATTTGTGGCGTGAATTTGGATATAATCAGAAAGATGTTACTAAGCCATTTTTTAGGACAGATGCGAGACAGTGCCAAAGATATGCAGAATTTCTTATTAATAGAGCTAGAAAAGAAATTGTTACTGGTACAGTAACTCTTATAGGTAATGAATATTATCAATTAGGAGATGTGGTATTTTTTGAGCCCTATGGACTACTGTTTTATGTAACTGGAATAAATCACAGTTTTTCTTTTGGACAACAATTTACAACTACGCTGACTTTGTCATATGGAAGAGCCCCCGGCGAATATATACCAACGCCTCTAGATATTATAGGAAAAAATTTATTGGTAGCTAGTACGGGAAAGAATAATGTTGCCTCTGAAATAAGCGATTCCAATAAGCTTATTACGGGAGATAATAAAACATTAGCAAGAGATCTGGCATTTCAATTAGACAGAGAAAGGATATTGGGAATTGTTAGATTGAATAGTTCTGGAGAGTTATTATCCAACCAGGAAAATTATAGATCTTTATTGCGTATTTTGGCACTATCCCAGGGACTAGTCGGAAAAGTTACTCTTTCTGATAAAACAAAAAATCCCGTGCTAACTAAGTTAATTATTAGAGGTTTTGGTAATAACGGATCTGAATCTGCTAATAAAGTTAAAGATTGGCTCTTATCCCCAACAGATATTAGTATATCTTCCAAGCCCAAATTAAAGGGGGAAGGATTAACAAATAGTTCAAATCTTATTAAGGCGGAGCAATTTAATGAATCGCAACATAGGCGCAGCTCAGAACTTCTTTCTTTAACAAGAAATGATACCAATCAAGAATCTAATTTAGTAGAAGTTAGAGTTGTTACCTTGCCGGTAGACGAAAATTTCATTATTAATTTAAATGCTCAACTATCGGCAACCATAACGTCTTCTAGCAAGGCACAGTAAGATTATGGCCAAATTAAGTGGAAAAGAATTTAATCCCGTTGTTCTTAGGGTCGCCCAAGTAGTTAAAACAGACTTAAGTAGAGGTACTGTTACAATACAGTATTATGATAGGGCTCCAGGGAGAGATGATCAAGACAATATTCCAATACCATTTCCATTTGCTAGTCGCGGTTGGGGCATACTTTCTGGTGTTGAGCCTGGCACCTGGGTTGTAGTAGGATTTTCATATTTTGACAAACCATTTATTGTATGCACTATACCACCAGGAACATTTTTTAAATCTAGTTTAGACGATGTTCCAGAGGCGCGTTTTGACCAACATACATTTAAAAAAATAAAAACAGGCGATATTGTATTACAAAGTCAAGCCAAGGCTACGATTACGGCAGACTGTAAAGGAAGTATAGAATTACAGACAACGCAAGGACACAGATATTGTTTAGATGACGATACCGGTGTCGCTTTGCAAGATTCTTCTCAATACTATGCTTTTACAGAGGCTGGAACACATGTTTCCGGCCTTATTATGCGTGATCTTAGGAAGGACGATGAAAAATTTGTTTCTGAGGAAACATTAATAAATAGACTTAAAGATCCGTCATATGATCGCGTTCTTGATATTATAGGCAGAAATCCAAATTTATTGGGCATGCATTTAGATACCGGAACTCTAAAGCGTAATCCAGGATTTGTTGAGGTTAGAAATACAGTAAATGAATTTGGTTCTAGTTATAATACAGACAATGAACAAATAATTGAAGGAAGAACATACCAGCCATCAGACACAGAAGATAAAAGATTTATAAGAGGTAATACATTATTTGTTCAAGATAATACGCTTATTGAATCTATTTATGGTACTGTTGTAGATGTCGATGGCCAATTATTAGATATAAATTTACAACCGATAGATATTAAAAAAGAAACTACTACTGAAGAAATAAAGAAAATATTACATAAATCTAATATGTTTCATATTGGATTTAATTCTAGAAAATTAGAAGTACAAGTAAGAGATCCTCTTAAAAACTCTAAGTGGAGTATAGATGTTGATAAAGAGGGCCTTACTAAAATCAATATTCCTGCTACATCGTCTATAGGAAATATTCCGCGTTTTGTTAATATAGACTATAGCGATAAGGATAAAAATACTGGAGAAGATACGGAAAAAAGGCAGGTCGATTCTAGCGCAGTTGAATTAGATGGCGGAT